TGTTTCTCCTCTAGCACTGCTCTTAACGCTGCGATCTCTGCATTTAGACACGCCATCTCTGCTTGTATCTGTTCTCTGGCATATGCCTTGCCTGCTTCGAAATATGCATCTTTTAGAGCTTCTAGACTATCTTTTACATTCTTCTCTATTACGATGCGCTCTTCGTCGAGCTTGCTCATAATTCCTCCATCGCTGTTCCAAACCTTGCGGGCTCGCTGCCTGGCAAAGGTTCACGAATTTGGTCAACGTCGTCCTGCCTTCTCAACTCAACTAACTTGTGTACGTTCATGTGAGGGCAAAAGATCATTTCGCCCTGAAACTTAAAGCGTTCCTCTAGCTCGTGCATCGTTGCAGCCTTTGCAGCATGCCATGCAGTTCGAACTACTTCGCTGTCACACATTGTATCCTGTAGTGGCCAAATACGACAGAACTGGCGCTCTACTTTTCTCATCCACGGTAGCTTGTCAGCCGACTCGTTATCAAGTGCGTTGAACTGTATCTGCAAGGAATAGTCGCCGTTGCGTTCACGGATGACAAATTCAAAGTCTCCACACTCTACTTGCGACAACAATGCGCGAAAGGTGTCTGCATTCTGTAATTTTTTATCGGCCACTTTCTTTCTCCGGGATATCAACCCACTCCATGTCCAGCCTGTTTATTACGTCTACTGGTATTGCAATTCTACCAGACTTGTTAATATCCCGGTCTGGTGAATACACAATTTGCAAAGTCAGATCGTCGGTCTGCTGCACGGGATTTGGTTGCGTCCTGTTCTTTATATTCATCTTCGTAATTTTGAAGATAGTTCCTGCCGGAAAAACAACATCGTATCTAATGTCGGTATTATGGTTCTGACGATGAATTTGTTTTCCAGTTTTGACATCTGTCCTTCCTGCTACATAATACTGTCCGCGTTCTTTCTCGAGTTCGACGAACCCTTTTCGCTCTAAAATCTTTTCTTCTGCTGGACTAGCGCCATACCAGGGCGACAGTGACAAGGTACTGTCAGAAACCAACGCCATTGCTACGCCGACTTGCGGAATAAATACCTTATTCATCGTCATACTCCATTTGTTCGGTTTCGACATCGTTGTAGATAACGTTGCCGTCCTCGTCGTATAGCGTGTCGTTGTCTACACCCATATTCTGTAACTGTTTGAACAGCTCGTCAACTGTCTGGCCTTCGTCGGCGAGCCCAAAGTCAATTACAGCATTTCCAGGTAAAGAAAAGTCACCGATCTTCCTTAATTCTCGTAGGATGTGAACATGACATGCACAGTTGTACAAATGACGATCACGATCAGTATCTAACTTTTCAATATCGCCGATGTATGGGCCGGACACCATTAGGGCAATAAATGCCAGTGTTGACGGCAATGTAAAAACATCGAGGTGCATAGGATTGTAAACGGAAACCTTGTCAATGTGGTTGTAAGCAATCGGCCCCCAATAGTCAGTGTCTTCGACAAATTCCATATACGGGAGGACATCGAACTTGCCGGGGTATTGCTCACACAGTTTAACAATCGCTTTGTCGATTGCATCTTGGTCGATCGGTTTTGTGGGATCTGTTTGTTCCATTACTTTGCCCTCGCAGTTAACATAGAAATAATGCTGTGATGATCTTCGAACAGCTGGTCGCTCATCTCAAGTGCCTCGCTCACCGGAAACCACTTTGCTGCCTCGGCGTCGTCCATCCCTTTTACCTTCGGCAGTTTGCCATCGGGTGGACCGGGCAACTCGATAAGAAACGCATTGGTGATAGTTCGCCCTCGCAGGCTACGGTCGGGGTGATCGAAAACCTGCTGATGAGTAATATTTGCCTCGAGCACAGGTACCGGCACCTTTACCGCTGTCTCTTCTTTAAGCTCACGGATCATGCCCTGGCGATGCGTTTCTTTCTGATTAAGATACCCGCCGGGCAGAGCCCATAGTCCTTTTCCTGGTGCAGACTTGCGCTTAATTAAAAGCACATGGCCGCCCTGAAGAAGAACAGCATCAACCGTACAGAAAGTAACCGGATAGGGTGCAGCTCTCCATTGCTCTTTGTAACGTTGGATGAAGTTGTACTCTTCGAGTGTATGCTCGAACTCCGGGGAACCGAAGTAGTGCTCAGTCATCCATTGATTTGTCGGTTCGTGCAGTGCGCCGGCCACAAGTCGATACTGACGATTAAACATCAGGGTGCGTATTTGAGTAGCATCAATTGGGCGCTCGCCCATTTCGACGAACTTGTCAGCGTTAACGAAATCGTAGGAAGGAAACCACTTCAGGTAGTAGGTAGTGTGGTCTTTATCGTGACCGACCAAACAGACTTTTGCACCGGTACCGTGCAGACCCATTTGGTGACAGTTGTCCTGGATGGTCTGTTGCACCTGCTTGATCCACTTGTTATCTTCGTAAAAGTAATCGCGCAGAGGAGCAAACCACAACCTTTGATCGGTGTCGTCCTCGAAGTATTGGGGAAGTGCGTTAGTGATCATTTCTTCGCGTTCTTCGTATGTGAAGGGATTGCGAGGATCACGGGCCTGGAATGCGCTGCCAATTAACACCAAAACATTATCTGCTTGTCTAAATGCTTCGGTAATTAAGGCGTCGTGGCCCAAGTGAAAGGGTTGGAATCGTCCGATGACGACGGCAAGTTCATATTTCTTTGGCATTATTGAGCTCCTCAATAAAATTTGGGTGACAAGTCTATCTCGTCAAAGTTATTTATCTATGTGCTTATAATAACACCAGATAATTGATTTGTCAAGGCCAAGGCGGATTTAATTTGTATAAAATCATCTGCTCTGGGTCAATCTTAACTAAATCGTGTGGATAGAACAATTCGCTTTTATCGCGCTTGCCGTACTCTACACGTACCATTTTGGGTGTGAAACGAGTAATACGACCTATACCAAACACCCTATCTATCCTACCGGGTTTATTAATAACAACATAGTCGTTCAGTTCTATCGGCTGTCCGATAAAATCCGGGAGTTTCTCCGTGCGCTTATCTAGTTCCACTTTTCTTTAACCAATACACAATAGCAACTTCTTCTTCAACAAGTGCTATTTGAGATGTTTGACACAATTTGGTATCGTTTGAGTTAGGTCTATATTCTACCCTACATGCTTTTGGTGTGAATTTGATAATTTTGCCGACCCGTAGATCCGCGTATCCGGTTTCGTTTGTGACAACCGTGTCGCCTAATTTTAATTCGTTTCCGAGAATGTCTTTCATCCACTTAGTTCCACGTCGTATAATTCGTTGCATGTGATGCAGCGGTAAGCGGGGGTAAAACGAGGTGCGAATTGGATCATTTCCCATTCGTGTATATGGTCTTTAAATTGTTCCAAGACATAACCGTATCCGTAGCAGTTCGGGCATCTACACTTAAAGTGTTTTCCTATGCCGTATTTTCCTAGTTCTAAGTTCCAGCCACCATATCCCTTACACTGCTTGCATTCGTGTGTTAAGCGGTCTTTTTTCTCCGGATTTTGGCCAGTTTGCAGCCGGACCATAACTGCTACGTGTGCAGGGCACTCCTTCTTCTCCATGCCAAGGAAAGCACCGGGATCATCTGGAGTAAGGTATTCGCTCATTCCTCGTCATCTGATTCGTCTAACTCGATATCGAATCCCAATTCTTCCAGGAGCTTCAGCGTAACATCTCCGTGTACCTCAGCATCGAGACTGAACATCTTACGCTCTTGCATACCTTGCTCGCTTCCGCCGGCATTGTAAACAAGGGTTCCGATCTCTTTGTGGTTCGAGATAAAATTGTTTATTGCCTGTTCTATCCCGGCATCCGTGTAGCACAGACCGTACTTGTTTGCGTCAGTGTCGTGGTATGCATTAATACTTGCATACCAGTCGTCGGGATCAAACGACTTAATCTCGACCTCAAGACGGTTAAACTTAACTACCGTTCCGGGTTCCATGCCATAGAGACCAGACCCATCAGCTACGCCTTCGAAATCTACAACATAAGTCTTAGTAGTCCAGATATCCATTTAACTGTCCTGCTTGTTTAAGTTGTGTATATTATACAACTTTTAGCAGAAAAGTCAACCACTCTTAAAATTTTGTACTCAGTATATCAGCGGCGTCAGTGATGTTTTCTACTGCTAATCGCAATTCTTCTTCGGCCCTCTCGCAATCGTCAATTAGTTCGCCGATGTCGCTTTCCATTTGCCTGAGCGAATCTCTGCGCTTAGAGAGTATGCCCATTTCTTTCTCTAGCTGTTTTGCCATCGACTTTAGTTTACGATCGATTTTGGGTTCAGTTGTCATATCATAGTCCTAATTGTAGTATAAGGGTAATTGAGTCTTCTTTACTGAAGTGCAAACACACCTGCTCGAACCCATGGAATGTATATTCTGCATCAGGATAGTAGTTGTCTATTACTTCCCGCAATAATTTCTGTGCTCTCGTCCATTCTTCGTCTTTTGCTCTAAATCCAAATTGCAAATAACAATCGAATTTCTGTCGCGGGTGCCCTTTGTGTTTTCCTACTTTCGTCTTTAGGAAGATTGGCAAGACGTTGTGATCTTTCTGCTCATCGTATGGTCGTGGTATAGACGGATATATGTCAGTGATAAATTCACCAGACGGACGAGCGTATATCCAAACACTGTTTGCTTCGAGCCACGCCAGAATGTCTTCTGTTTTATGCATTCTCGTTAATACGATAGAAATACCGTTGTGTGTCAACTACGTGGGTCATCGGCAACTTCTGCCAAATCTTTCCGTCGGGGGACCGTTCTATTACTACTCCGCCGTTTGCAATAGTCTGTATTACAAACGCCGGAGGAATAAGAGTAAACCCTTCGTAATAGTCAACACGATTAAACCAGGCTTCCTCGACTGCCTGCCATGGATTATCCATATAGTATGGATCGCCGTCGACCGAAGAAAGAAATGCATTCCATTCGTCAATTTGAACCTGATTTCTCATATTACCCCTTTACACACACAACCTGTTTGAGCGTATGAACAATCTCAACTAGGTCTTCTTGCGCCTTCATTACGGCATCGATATCCTTATATGCCTTTGGAGACTCGTCGATTACACCGATGTCCTTACGACACTCGACACCCGCCGTTGACTTCTCGTGGTCGTCTAGTGTAAGAACACGCTTCGCTTCCGAGCGCGACATAACTCGTCCTGCGCCGTGAGAACACGAGCAGAAAGAATCTGCATTACCGAGGCCACGCACAATAAAGGACTTCGCACCCATAGATCCAGGAATAATGCCAAGGTCTCCTACGCGAGCCCGAACTGCACCCTTGCGAGTAACATGTACGTTAGCACCAAAGTGGTGCTCGGTCGACACATAATTGTGATGACAGTTGATCGCCTCTTGGGTGATTGTAAACGCTGGCAACGTAGAGCGCAATGCTGTCAACACCAGTTCCATCATGACCACACGGTTGTGCATCGCATAACCCTGGGCCCACTCGACTGCTTCTACATAGTTCTCGTATTGCTCCGAACCATCTACTAAGTATGACAAATCACGGTCAGGCAAAGAAATAAAGTGTCGCTCCATTTCTTTCTTAGCAGTTGCAATAAAGTGCCGGCCAATCATATTACCTGGCCCACGAGAACCTGAGTGCAATACAACCCATACGTCGTTGTTCTCGTCTAAGCACAATTCGATGAAGTGATTACCCCCACCCAATGAACCTATCTGGCGATACAACTTTGCGTCTGGCTCTTTTGCAAGCGTTTCGATCACCGGAGATTTCGCGACGATACGCTCCCAGCCTCGACGTAAGTCTCGGTTAGCATTGTCTAGCAATTGTGTTGTGTTACGATGCGCTTTGTGAGACAACCGCTGCTCGTTATGCTCGTCTTGACCAACAGGGACCATACGCTCGATTTCATCACGCACAAGTGCCAGGGACTCTGGCAAGTCTTCTGCAGTCAACGACAATCTAACAGCATTCATTCCGCAGCCGATATCAACACCAACTGCTGCTGGTATGATAGCGCCTTTGGTTGCAATTACAGAGCCTACCGTTGCGCCGAGTCCTAAGTGGACGTCAGGCATTACTGCAACGTGCTGATGTATAAACGGCATAGATGCAATATTCCGCAACTGATCAAGAGCCTGGGATTCCACAGGGACTCCACGTGTCCACATTTTGATTAGTGCGTTGTTTGATTTTACTACATCATAGTTTGCCATTTTCTTTTTCCTCTGTATTGTAGTCCTGTATTATACAGAACACCTTATTTAGTGTCAAGGAAAAATTAACAACTATTTTTTTGATCAGATGTCGCCGTCTTCTCTTACTTCGGAATGGAAAACATTGAATTCTCCCATGGGATAACGGGTCTCAAGTTTCTTGATATTCTCGATAATAATTGTCACCGGGTCCATACCGAGCGCAATACATGCATTCATCCAATACCAAATAACATCACCTAGCTCACGCTTCATGTGGTATACGTTGTCGAAGTTATATGGCTTGCCTTGGAAAAATATCTTCTTAACAATTTCGTTAAACTCGCCGCCTTCTGCGCTAAGTCCGTATCCAGCAGTAAGTAACCTTGCAGGATCTCCACCTAGCTCGTCTACTGCACGAATACGTGCAATAAATGCTTCGGTGTCTTTGCTTTCTTTGGAAGTTACTCCGTCTACAAATTTCATGTAGTTATTTAGAAACTCTCTTGCCTGTTGTTCCATTTCAGTTTTTTGTTCCATTTAACATTCCCTCATTATAGTTATTATCCATTACGTCTAATACTTGTTGCGTAATATCAGAGCCGTCATTGTAAAGTATATTTTCTGCGTTATCGTCTACTGTAATTACAAGAC